TCTAAATGCCATGAACCGTCGTTGTCGCGATAGCCTCCGGCCAGTGCATCATAGTAAGCAGCCCATCCAGCGTGGATGGCGTGGCCGAAATCGAGAGCGATGCCCGGCCTTTGCGTCTTCCATCCACGCACCCCTCCAAGGCGTTGCTTTTCCTTACACGCTTGGAAGGTATTACCCGAGGTGAAGTCGTAGTAAATCTCTTTGCGGGCTTCGTCTATCATCCAAGATCCTCCTTCAACAGCTTTAGCATCTCAGCTTGGAATGGGTCTACTGGTTTTGGCTGGCGCGCTACGCGGGGCTTTGGTGTACGCGCCTCACGCGCCTTCGCCCGCGACGCAGCAACTAGCGCTTCGCGTTTAGCTTGTAGGTCTGCGACGAACGCATGTAGCTCGGCGTCTGACATGTCGCTTATGTTCATCGTATTACCCGTTCCATTTCAAAACTGTAGATAACATCATCGGCAGTTGTCCACTTCGCACTTACACAGTAGTGACGCCCAGACCGGGCCTTCGCACTATACATGACGACATGCAACGCAACCAAGGTACGGAGTATACGAAACACAGACATACGCGAACACCCGGACTCTCGTACCAACTCGCTAGGCGAAAACGGGGTTTCGTCTCCCCAGCGCTCGTCGATGACGCGGATAACCCTACGATGTACGCTTGACATTCTCTGTTAGGTCTTCATGTGTGAATTCAACGCCAGCTTGCCGGGCGCCTAACACCATTAGACTTAACAACAGTTCCCACTCCAATGCAGAGTAGTAGTTGATCCCGAAATTCAGCCATTCCCCTTCATCTTCCCATTGAATTTCCAGCCTACCACTACACTGCGGACCATCGCCAACTAAGCTTTCGTGCCGTTCGATTGTTGTAGCTTTGATCTTCATCGCGCTAACCTCTTTACTAAAGCATCGTGTAGCTTTATATAGCAAGCTGTATGAACTGTGTATGGTTCGAAGGTCGCCTCAGTCTCTACTATCATCGTCTCATCGTCAGTCAGAACTTTGAGACATTCTTGACATTGCATTGTATTAGTCCGCGCAGCGTCGCTGGCAATAGCTCTTGTCCAAGCATTCTGCGCCTTCGTATGGTTTGTGTGAGTACATACACCATTGCCCGTAAGGCAAGCGACAACCCTTGCCAAACAAATCAGCACAAGGCTTTTTTAACTCCACGCAGTCACACTTCATTGTCCTAACCCCCAAACGTCGCAGTTTGCATGTTCGATTCCCAAATCTTGACCGCATCAACCGGACCTGAAACAGGACCTAGCGTGCTAGTAGGAGGAGCACCCCAGATACTGACGGTCGTCTCACCGCCTGCCGCCGCGGTTATTAGCCGCGGATCATCTGGCGAGCGCAGCGCTTGCGGCTCTTTGCTTAACTGATCGAAGTTCGTCAATCGCACAGTACCGTCACGAAATCGAGCAACGATCTCTAACTCTCCGCCCATTGCATTGATGTACGAGCGCAACGTGCTCACGTACATATCTGCTTGGTGCTCGAGCTTCGAAACCCACGCCTGATTCACATTTAGTTTCTCTGCCAGCTCCTGCTGTGTAAGCTCCCGCGCACGGCGCACTTCGGCAAGGCGCATGTCGACGAGATCCTTCCGGACCTGCTCCTCGATCCGAGCGCGCCGGTCGGCTGGAATCTTGTCGTAAAGATCGCGCCACTTCTTAGCCACGCCGTCTCTCCTCCTCTAAAATCCTAAGATGCTCGTCGTACAGGGACGTCCGCCCGGCCAGAACTTCACCATATGTTGTTCCAATGGCTTACGCCACCAGCCTTTTGGCTTTTCCTCCTTCTTGCACTTTGTGTGCTTCTTACTCACGATTTTTCAAAGGCTCCTAGTACAGAACGAATACCCGTAGTGAAATGACGGTGTTGGATTTTTCTTCCAGCACCGTGTTTCCATTTCTGCCCACCACGTCTGCCTTTCCCTAGCAAGCTAGCTCCAACAAACGGTTGCAATTCATAGACGCCCGCGGCAAACTTTCCGCCTCTGTCGAATGCAACAATCTCGCGGGCGGCCCGTTCAGGCACTTTGTATCGTGTCGCTACATTGCCTTTTACCGTGTACATCGTGGATCGGGCGACGATTGCACCATCGAGATGCATCGAACGTTTGCACGCTACTGCGATCGCGCAATTCTTGAAATCTCCGCGTCCGGGTACCTTTGTATCTCGATCAGTGACTTCAATTTGTACGCTCGTCTCCGCGTCACGCACAACGCGGACATTCGGAAAGAATCGCTGCACTCTCGCGATTGCTTGGCTACTCGCCGCTTTTGTCACGACTCATCCTCACTCACACCTTCGTCGTCATCGTCACTATCCTCACCTTCCTCGTCACCAAAAACAGATCCCCCACACGATTCGCAATCATCCGATGGATACAACTCGTCTTGGTCAACCTCAGTATATCCATCTCGAGTCTCGTCCTCGTCGAAGCAACTGTCGTGGAACAGGAGTCCGCTTTTGTCGTTTCGCCACACCTTTTCCATTGTTCTGCCTCCAAATGTCGTGAAGGATCGCACGCCTTAGCCACAACGCAACGTCGCTCACGGCCGGTCTAGAATGTGCCATTCTTGAACCGATCGACGGTCGTTTTCACGCTTTATGAAATAAGCACCTGCTAGCCAGACAACTAGGAATGTGATGAAAGCGAGCAAAAGATAGTTTCGTAGTATTGTCATCGCCGATCTCCACACCATTTACATACTTCGTAAATCTGAAACGTGATTGAGCATGCGTTCTCCCACGAATGCCCATCTTCCTCACAACGAAGACGCATTGCTTCACGTTCAGCAACGGTTAGAATAATTCGCTTTTCAATTCTCATTGTTTGTCCCCGGCGAGCGCCGCACGCACTCGCTTTGCGTAGTCAAGCCAAAACTCGTCGGAACGCGGAACGTGTGGTGGCCATTCTGCGCGGAGTGCGCGGGCCAGCGCCTCGTCACTCACCCCAGCCCCACGGTGGAGCAGGCCCCGCGGCTCCTGAAGGGCCGTCGCCACCGCTCTCGCTTGCTGGTGAATGAACTCAAGGACCGCGTGAATCTCGGCGTCACAGATGTTGTGCTCGTTCCAATACTGCTCACACTTCTCCGTGATCGCTTGTAGCGCCCGCGCCCACTGGTCTCCACTCTCATTCCTACTCTCACTCATTGGCCACACCTCAACGTCACGTCGATCGTAATGAAACAAGGGCCGGCCGGTCTCACTGCCTAGCTTTGGGACGTTTTGCATGTTGTCTGTCATAGTAACCTCCACAAGTATAGTCCGGCCGGTAGCCATAACGGGTTCCATCCCGTCAAGCCCCTGACATTACCGTTTGCAGACGGCTCTGCTGGCACGCTATCAGCCTGCAAGCCTACACACACGCCTGGCCGGATTTGATTCATGCTTTCAAAGCTCCCGTCGCCCGGTCAATTGACTTCTGCTTTTTGATTGCCATTTGCGCCTTCTTCGTATCCAACGAATCTTCGTAAACAAGATGTTGGATCAACATGCTCTTGGCGCTAGCGTCACCGCGTCCGATTCCGTGCGCCCGGTCCTCCGCTTGCGTATAGATTCCGGGCACCCATCCTTCTTCAACAAAAATTACGGTTGAACTGCCTTGTAGACTGTAAGCTGAAGCAAGCGTAACACCAGCCACAAAAAGCCGGCATTCGTCGTCAGCGTTAAAACGATCAACCGCTTCTTGTGTGACACGACCTTGGTCAGCATGACCGCCAAGTACAAGCACTGAATTTGGTTTAAAGTGGTTAGCAATAGCAGTAAGGACGTCACGATGATGTCCAAATACCACCACCTTCTCTCTGGCTTCTAGGGCCTGTTCGATATGTTCATAGACCAACGGTAGTTTAGCCAAGCCAATGGCGTGAGCGATAGCCGCCATACGCTCGAAAGCGTAGTGCTTGGTTGACTGCAATCCTTCGATTAGCTTTTGCCAATCGATATCATCATCAACGGTATCCGATTCGTTCTTGAGCGCAGCTAGCATCTGCAACTCAGCTGCGGTTGCACCCTTCTGCAGTTGATCGAACAACTGTAGTTCCTCATCGATCAACGGCTTGACTTCGTCGGGCACTTCAAACTCTACAACTTGGCGGCGCTTTTTGGGTAGCTGCGCCATTACATCCTTTTTGAACCTGCGTACCATGATCGTACTGCGTAATAGGCTGTTAAGGTGGCCGAGGTTATATCCGAATTTGGAATTGCCTCGTGCACCATACATTCGTTCGAAACGACCGACCTCAGGGAAGGTCGCCCGGTCCAGCCAATGCGCGATTGGAAACACCTCGAACGGATAGTTGACGATGGGCGTCCCTGTAATAACGATCTTCTTTAGTGCATCAACCTTGAAACAAGCCTTAGCACGCTTCGAACTGGCGTTCTTGCAATAGTGACCCTCGTCAAGGATTGCAAGATCCCACTTCTGCCGGGCGACGGCGTCCCCATGACGGAGCATAGCTTCGTAATTCATGATTACAACATCGGAGAATAGGTACAACGCGGTATGCGCGACCTCAACTTCGTAATCGTTAGTACACCAGGTGCGGGGCCCGGGCGCAAGGTGGCGTTGCCAGATTAGCTTTGCATTGTTCGGGCATACGATCAAGATACGTTTGGGCTTGGCAACGTTGATATACAAAACAGCTTCAACAGTCTTGCCCGTGCCCATCTCGTTCGCAAGGAGAATGTTTTTCTCATTGCGTAGCATCCACAACACGTCTTCACGCTGGAAGTCTAGGACGTGGCGATCATGAGCGTTGCATAGTTCGTATAAGTCACCCGTCAGGGTGCAATGGCCGCTTGCGTCGGCGAAGCCTACGCCGGGCGGTACTGGAATCTCAGTATCCTTGTAAACCAAGGTTGGGTGATCCTTTGCGAACCTTTCGATAGCCTCAGCTATGATTGCGAGTGCAGCATCGGTGAAATCCGTTACTTCGTAATGAGGCTTTTCGGATAGCAAACCCAAAGCCTTGCATGCCTCAGACCAGTGAGGCCCGTGCCCGGCCTCATGCCCTACCATTATATGTGCTAGCTCATGGACCACAGTCCCTGCAATTTGCAGAGCACTGTCAGTGTTGCCGATCTCGATCCTGTCGGTGGCATGGTGTGCCATGCCATAGAAACCCTTATGCATCCAATCGTTGTAATGTAGCCGAGTACCCGCGAGTCGGATACCCGTAAACCTCTCGACGTGTGAAATGCGATCGACCACGGCATCCTTTATATACTTGGAGAAATCTTCTAAATCTCCAAGCGTCTTCAAACGGACGTGGTAGTCGATCGCTTTACTATCTGCCAAGATACTTCTCCTTTCGATGGATTACGCAGCGGGCGATCCATTTACCTTGTAGCGCAACGAATATCCGCGTCCGCTTCCTACAACGAAACAACTCATTCAACATGTATCCACATTGCGAGCCGCGCGCTACGCGTTTAGTCTGCATTGGTTATCTCTAGCCACAAATCGCTGAGCGTCCGTCCCTTAGCATCCTTGATCGAATCGTTGCGAACATGCGCCTTGCCCGCACGTAGTAGCGGGTGCAGTTTGCACTGCGGCCGGTCGCCGAACATGTCAAATGTAGGCCGGAAGCAAACGTGGCACGGGCGTTCGTGCGGAACTGGGAAATGGGGAACCGTCTTCCATTCTTGAGCAAGTTTATATTTGTATTCCTCTACCTTACGCTCAAGCATGGTTAGCAGATCGGCAGTTTTGCGTACGCGTTTCAAAGCTTCATCTAACCCCGGTGGCCGGCCGTTCTGCATGGACCTCCCCCCTACTGTTCGACGTTGTACCACGCCCGGACGAGAAAGTCAAGCACGCATTTTGACACAGGTTTTGGTAAGATTTACAACTGGTGGGTGAACTAGTTGGTAAAATTTACAACATTATTATGTTATTCGCGTGCCAGTATCTCCTTCCACAATTCTGATTTCCAGTCTACGATACGTTTAGGATATGTACGATACTGCTCGGGCAAACGAACACGGCTCTTGTTTGCGTATTGATAGTTATTGATTGGTTTGTGCTCGCGTATTAGTTTAGCTTCTAGCTCTAAGGCTTCTGCCTCAGTATCACAAAATAAAAGCTCTAAGGAATCGGCTTCCTCAAAAGTCAGATGTCCGGCCGCGAGCGCCCGACGCAATCCACTACCACTGTAACCTATGTACAAAATAGTCATAGCGCGTCTATGAATGTAGACGCAAGGTCCAAGCCATTTGCGTAGCGTATCGCTTGCCAAAAGCATGAGGAATGGCCATTTTTAATTGGAACGGCCAAACCAATTGTTGCAGTTAGATGGCGACTAGCGTTCCATCGGCCGTCAGCTTGGCCGCAGGTGCCACCATCTTCCCATCCTTCTCGTAACCCTCGGTCAGATTACGAGCAACCTTGCGCCAGGGGCCGAAACCGACGCCCTTCTCAGCTTCCATGCGCGCGGTCGTCTCGTCCACGCCCTTCGCCATCTGCAGATCGATACGCACGTCAACCTGATCCTTGTGTCCGTTGTATCCCTTGATAAGACGCGCAACGGGCACCGTCATCAGGTCCAGGCGCTCACCTGCGATGGTGACGATTGTAGACTCACCAGACACCGACTCGTAAACGTCCGCGCCCGCCCACTTGTCCAGGCTGTTATTGAAAAGGTTGAGCAAAACATCTTGCTCGGACATCTCCTTTTCGGCCGCCCGGTCGGTGATCGGGAAATACGTCTTGTAATCGAAGCCCTTTGACGAATTGGCTCCCATCACAAGATCCGCGAACGCGCCGAACGTGACCGGCTTGCGATACTGTGTCGGCACAGTCTTGTCGCGTACCTTGACGTCGCGCTCGACTACCGCGAAGCGCCCATCGTTCGAAAGCTCCCGCGATTCCCTTGCCTTCGGCATTGCCTTTATCCTCCGGTTAAATTGTTAACTG